CCTGCTAACTAGCGGTAATGTAAGCTTACATTACCAGTCTAGCCCCGCTTGTGATGCGGTCCATCCACGCTTTAGACATAGGGCGTGAGGCCTATCACTAGTGTACAGAGATGCCCCATACTTAGCACTTAGGTGCAAAGTAGGGGATCCCAGTCCAAGATACCATTCACCGACTGGAAGTAAACCTCCATGAGGTGTTGATGCCTTGGTTCGAAACATGCTAGAGTAAGGTCCGTGATAACTTTCACTTTCCTCTTCCCTTGCCGTTTCGAAAACACAGTTTTCTCCGAGGTGCTCCCCAGGAATAACCGGGTATGAATTGACGATCGATTTCCGATCAGCATTAAATCCCCGACATCCTCTGGAAGAGCTTCCAAAAGAGCCAACTGAGCGGAACGCTTTTTCATATCCGTGTAATGCATCTCGCATAAAGCTTGACGCAAATGCTCGGAGTAAAAAGCCTCCCATGTTGCTGGGTGCATCATCTTGCTTCCTAGAACGGACAGCAAGTCCCTTAACACGGTATTCATGTAACCTCGCATTGTAGTGCAGCTTGTCGCTACACACAAACGAGATGTAATGAAGCACCCCGATGGGGTGCCGTGATTTAGGAATATGCAATCCGAATCTAAGGTTTGCAAGACCGTCTCGTAAGTATTGGCATGCATGCCACAATCCTTTCATGTAAAATGTATTGGATAAAGCAACGTATGCTACCTTATGAGACGCCTGGCGTAAAGTGCCGGATTCGTCCCATTGGCGAACATACACGGGTGTCACATCGACACCCTTGTAGTAATCACCACCACAGGATTCCCTAAAGAGTCCTGTATGGAACGATTTGTCACGGTTTACCCGAAGACCGAAATCTTCGAGAGATGCCATGACATCCGGAGCCATCGAACTATCTACGATGATATCATCACCGTATATAGCTAAACGCTTTCTGAGTTTTTGCAAGAGTGCACGAGATTGTACTTTACCTGAGCTCTTCACTAGCGTAT